GCCCACCGAAACCTGCATGAACTACGTTGACGACGTCCTCCTTCAGTCCATCAAGGGAGCATACGCCGGGTTCATCGACTTCAACGACCAGATCTACATGAGTGCCCTCTTTGGCGGCAAGTTCGAATGGTATCCCCAGGCCCAGGTCGATGAATACCAAGACATGAACCCCGTCAACCACGTCATGCTCTACAAGATCTTCGACAACCACTGTCGGCCCGTCGGCGTCGGTGACGAGTGCCAGAACATCTTCAAGTTCCGCGGTGCTCAACAGGGAGGGATGCAGAAGACCATCGACCGCTACAACATGGAGGTCTGCGAACTCTCGATCTGCTTCCGCTGCCCCCAAGCTGTCGTTGAGAACGCAAGGTGGAGGGTACCGCAGTTCAAATGGATCAAACCCGGAGGCAGAGTTGAACGACTCACAAGAATGGAAGCTAGAGATTTCCCTGACAATGCGACAATCATATGCCGAAATAATGCACCGATCTTTCGTCTCGCCATGCAACTTATCTCCAGCGGCCGGAGCGTCAGCGTCGCAGGCACAGACATTGGCCCAAGAGTTGTGGGAATTATGCGCAAGCTCGGTGCCGACGACCTGCCAAGAGCCAGCTTCATCAGTGCCATAAAAGACTGGAAGGAGATGAAGCTAGAACAGGAGTCAAAGACCGCCAGCGATATCGCCGACTGTATGCTAGCCTTCGCTGAGCGGGGAGTGACGCTCGGCCAAGCCATCGGCTATGCGGAGTGGCTATTCAAACAGGAAGGGAACATACACCTTCTGACCGGGCATAAGTCAAAAGGGTTGGAATTCGATACGGTCTACCTCTTAGATACTTTCTTGCTCAAGGACGAAGAACAGGACTTGAACTTGAAGTACGTGATGCAGACCCGCAGTTCTAACCAGTTGTTCGAGATCGAGTCGAACAACATCAACTGGAGCTAACCATGACCATCTCGGACTCACCCCTCTCCTACAAGGACTGCTACGACGCTATGGAGAGAGCGTTGGAGGACGCGAAGGGCATTCGACTTCGCGTCAATCGTGTACAGGACGCCTACCACCTGCGAATGAGGTTGAACCAAGCCAGGGCCATCAATCGCAAGGAGAACAGGAGGACCTATGACCCAGAGCACCATCTCTACGGCCGCTCGATCTATGACCGGCTGATGTTCAAGATCAAGGAGCGGACCACCAGGGACGGTTCACCTAGGGTGTACGTCTACCTGGAGAGGATCAGCGATCTAAAGCCAGACATGGTCGAGGCCCTCAGCGAAGTCGAGCCTGACGACGTTGAGCTTCAAGACATGCCGGTCCCGGTTGAGACACTGTCCAAACCTAGGATCGCAGACATAATGCCAATGCGATTAGGGATAATGCGGCGATGAACCTCCTAGGACTTTGGCAACGAGCAGCGGGGGAGGAGATAGGCCTAGCCATCTCCACTCCTGCACCCTACCTGCGTCTTCTACAGAATAAGCTATATGACGCACGTAAGGGACACCCAGAACTTATGAGCCTGACTTTGGCCATGGTTGGAGGCGACATATGGCTTGTCAAGGATACAGTGAAAAGGTTGGACGATGCCAGAGCCCCTGGGGGAGCCGGTCAAGAAGGTTCTAGTTAACGTCTTCGAAACAGACATAGAGCAGATGAAGGCCCTATATGGATGGGGCTGGACCGGGAAGGTCCGTGACCTAATTCGTGAACATCTAACCGAGAGACGGAGGCAAAGTGATGAGTACTACCGATAAGCTAATGCAGCAGATCGAAGACCACGAGTTCGAAGCTATAATGTGGACCAACTCTGATATCGAGGGGATCATAGACATGATCCGGGACTTCCGAGGGGAGAAGCGTCCAAGGAAGGTGGCCGAAGCCGAAGAGGCTCCGAAGCAGAAGGTCCCCTCACTCCAAGACCTTGGGTTCAAACCAAAAGCCAACAGTGGAATAATGCGTCGATGACCCAACCCCCCATAATCCAACGGAGAACTCCCACATGGAACAACCCCTACTCAAAGAACCCCCCTATGATCCCTCTCCCTTCATCGAAGACACCTTCGTCCAGTGGGCATGGGACGCAACGAGCCTCGGCTACCTCAAGACCTGCCCCCGGCTCTACAAGTACAGCATCATCGACGGATGGCGCCCCAAGAACGAGAACATCGACCTTCGCTTCGGCAGCGAGGTCCACAAGGGCGTCGAGCACTACCACAAGGCCAGGGCCCAAGGCTTAAGCCACGACGATGCTCTCTACGACGTCGTCCTGGACACCCTGCGGCGGATAGAAGGTTGGAACCCTGACCTCGAGACAAGGGCCGGGAAGTACAAGAACCGTTTCAGCCTCCTTCGCACTCTTGTTGATTACTTGGATCACTACGAGGAAGACCCTGCCTCCACAGTCTTGAAACCTAATGGTGAGCCAGCGGTGGAATTGACCTTTAGGGTTAAGCTGGAGTTTGCCCCTACCGACGACGAGAGCCAACCTTACGAACTATGCGGCCACATTGATCGTATCGTTGACTTCCAGGGGAGCAGGTTCGGCCTCGATACCAAGACTACAACGCAGACCCTTGGCTCCTACTACTTCGACATGTGGGAGCCCAACAATCAGATGACCCTCTACACCATTGCCGTGGATGCCCTACAAGAGGACACCCATGTCAAGGGGGTGGTAGTTGATGCAGTTCAGGTGATGCTGGAGGAAACTCGGTGCGTCCGCTCGATCACCTATCGGACCCAGAGCCAGCTCACAGAGTGGCTCGAAGACCTAACCTACTGGCTCGGCGTAGCTCAATACTACGCCCATGCCAACTACTGGCCCATGAATGACACTGCCTGTCCTCGATGCCGGTTCCGGGACATCTGCTCCAAAGACCCGGCGGTCCGGGAGAAGTTCTTGGAAGGAAACTTCACGAAAGGTGAGCCATGGAACCCGCTCATTCCCAGGTAGTATATACAATCGAAACTACCATCGTCGGTGTAAAAGGGGACGGCTATGTCCGGTTCGCCGGAATGCCGATCTCGATCCACCTCGGTCCCCACGATCTGGCAATGGGGGACCGTGTCAACATCACAATATGGAGGCCACATGCCCAGCTTAGCGGAACATCAATCGTACAACGTAGTCAAACTTCTCCTACTGGGGAACAGCAAGGTGGGGAAGACGAGGTCCCTATCCAGCCTGATCTATAAATACAAGCTGCGGATCCTGGACATGGACAACCTCCTCGATCCCCTCAAGCACAAGATCGTTGAGGACTTCGGTGAGGAAGGCCTGGAAAGGGTCGAGTACGTGACGATCCGAGACAAGTACAAGATGACCCCAGCAGGACCGGTGATCGATGGACCCCCAAGAGCATTTATCGAAGCTATCAAGATGTTGGATAACTGGCGATACGGTGACGTGGACCTGGGACGACCAGCTGAATGGGGACCAGATTGTGTTCTCGTTATCGATTCCCTGTCTCGACTATGCGACGCCGCATTTGACTGGCGAGAACCTCTCACGCCTCGTGGCCGGTCTGGAGAGTACGATCAACGAGCTACATACGGCGATGCCCAAGATGCCATCGAGAAGTTGTTGGCAGGTCTCACTTCTCTTTTCTACAACACCAACCTCATCCTGATCTGCCACGGTGTGTTCCAAGATCAACCGGATGGTACGAAGAAGATCTTCCCCCAGGGTGTGGGCCAGAAGCTCAGCCCCAAGATCCCCCAGTACTTTCCGAACTACGTCCGTTACATTAACCAAGGAGGTAACCGACTGATCCAGCTCGTAAGCGATCCTACCATCGACCTCGGAGTGGCTCGACCCCTGAAGGAGAAGTTTCTCCCAGCCGAGAGTGGCCTTCTAACTCTGTTCGATGCCCTCTGTAAAGCACCACCTGTGGCTGAGAAGCCCCAGTCTCGACCAGTAATCTTCAAGAGGAAATAATCCCATGAACGATACCCCCAACCTATCATCCATCCTCGATACCCCAACCTCAGAAGCCGAACGTCCACGTCCATTACCAACAGGAACCTACATCTGCTCCATCGGACCAGAAGTCACGTTCGGCGCCTCGTCGCAGAAGGGGACGGAGTTCGTGGCCTACAGGCTCCAGCCCCTCGACGTATTCCGCAGCGAGAAAGGAGATACCGACGTCGACGAGAACGAACTGGAGGACATGGGTGGCATCGGCAGCCTGCGCCCTGTCACCGTCAACTTCTACCTCACCGTCGACAGTGCGTTCAGGCACCGGAAGTTCTTGGACGATCTTGGCGTTCCAGACAGGGACGAGAAGGAACGTGACCCAAAGAAACGAGACCTCAGCCACCGTCAACGTGCGTTGATGGCCCCCGGCTGTCAGGTCGTTGCTAACTTCAGGCACGAGCCGAGTCAAGACGGCCAGAGCATGTTCCCTCGGCTGAACTATACCACAGCAGTTGAGTAGGGGCTTACTGGTTCCGCGTTAGCCCTTGCTCTCGGCCCCCCATCATGCCCGCCAGCAAAATGGTGGGGGGCCACCCCTCTCAAGGAGATAGCAAATGCCCAAGCTAGGAAGTGGACCAATCGAACAGGCTTACATCGACAAGATGAACGTCCTAGCTCTAGTCCTGGACGAGATGTTCAACGAAGACCTCGATCACAAGGAGATAGGCTTCGTTCTGATGGTCTTTCCTTTCGAAGATCGTCCGGGGCGTTGCAACTACATCTCCAATGCTGACCGCAAGGACGTCGTGACCCTGTTGAAGGAACAACTGGCCTACTTCGAGGGCCAGCCAGATACACTGAAAGGAACTGCCTAATGAGTGAGACTCCGGACAACAGATTTTCGCCCAACATGGAGAGGCTCAAGGCCGAGCTAGGCCGAACGCCTCCACCACCCCCAGAAACCAAGGCCGAGGACTATGCCCCCAAGAAGGTCAGCAAATGGCTAGGCACAGCCAATCTATCCCAGGGTATCAAGGAAATACTCCACGACAGTCCCAGCTGGACCTACCTATCTAACCCCCAGCGTGAGGCCCTGGAGCTAATCGCCTCGGCTATATCCAGGATCTGCACAGAAGACCCCCACGATAGGGCTCCCTGGGCAGCCATGATTGAGTTCACAACCCTCGGCATGGAAGGCTGCGACTAATGCCAAAGGCCGGGGTAATCCTCTTGGGCGAAGCCTGGGGCAGACATGAGGCCATCCTGAAGCAGGCCTTCGTTGGCACCTCTGGTGTTGAACTGCTGAAGATGCTCCATGAAGCCAAGCTCATTCGGTTTACCTCGGCCGACTACAACCATATTCGTGCATGGTACCAGACCGAGAACCCTAGCTACGTCTCCTTCATATGGGAGGCCCACCCAGAACTCTACCGCACCAACGTGTTCAACCTCCACCCCCCAAGCAACGACCTCGAAGCCATCTGCACCAATCGCTACGAAGCCCTGCCCGGTTGGCCCGCCCTCGTCAAAGGGAAGTATGCCCCAGCCGAACTAGCCCCAGAACTCCAACGCCTCGCCGCGGAGATCCACAGTGTGGAGCCTAACCTTATTGTTTGCCTCGGTAACACTGCTCTGTGGGCTCTCACTGGTCGTACTGGCATTGGGGAACTTCGAGGATCGACTAGAGCCAGCACTCATTTGGTTAGCGGCGTTAAGCTTCTTCCTACTTACCATCCTGCTGCTGTGGGACGCCAGCGAGAACTATGGAGGATTGTGGTAGCAGATCTAATCAAGGCAAACCGGGAACGCAAGTTCCCTGAAGTCCGTCGTCCCCATCGAGAGGTGTGGATCGAGCCAACCCTAGCAGACCTGGAGGAATTCTATGAACGACACATCCGACCTGAAGGAAGAGTTTCTGTCGATATCGAAACAAGTGGAAGACTTATCACATGCATTGGATTTAGCCCTCGACCAGATATTGCCCTCGTTGTTCCATTTCATGACTCTCGAAGAAAAGATAGAAACTATTGGCCACATGCTGGAGATGAAAAAGGAGCTTGGGACTGGGTTTCCAAAGTCCTCCGAGCTAAAGACGTTACGAAAGTTTTTCAAAACGGTGCGTACGATGTAAGCTTCCTGCTTCGCTCCAACGGCCTAGTGACGTATGGGATGGAGCACGATACCATGCTCCTGCATCATGCGCTGTACCCGGAGATGCTGAAGGGCCTGGGCTTCCTGGGTTCGCTGTATACGGATGAGGGAAGCTGGAAGGAAATGCGGAAGGTGAAGACCATCAAACGAGATGACTAGGAGACTCCGACAATGGACGAGGAACTCTTTGAACTTATCGCTATAGCCCCTAGCCTCTACCCTGGCCGCAGCTTT